ACCATCCCCTTGCACGCAGCCAGGTCCTTGGGCGCTTGGGGGATTCCGTGCAACCAGCCACGGTAGTGCCCGCGCTGTAATTCCAGGTCGCACGCCTCGGCTTCGCGCAATAAGGCGTCGTGCGGGCGCAGGGAAACCAGGGCATGGACGCGCGGGTTATGGCGCTCAATCTGTTCCAGATACGCCAGCATGACCTCGCGACAAGATATTTCGCGCTGGCGGATGGCGGCGGACAAGGGCAAGGCGTCCAGGGCAACAATGTGGGCACGCATATTCGGGCTCCGCTCGGCACGTCATTTCAAAACCGCAACCATTCTGCCATAGAACCGCAGGCGCACAACAAGCACCGGCGCGCGCACCAGCGCCTGCACCGATTCGGTTACGATGACGGCTCGCAAACTGACGAGACTCACGGTATGGCTTCCTCCTCCACCCGGGTGCCCGCGCGGGAGCAAATTCCCGGCATTGTGTCCGAACTGCAAATTGCCGCCGACACCTTGCAAGACATCGGCTGGGGTGTAAGCGTCTTTGGTAGCGCCCGGCTAAAGCCCAGCTCGCCCTACTACGCACTGGCGGAACACCTGGGGCAGCGCCTGGCGCAAGCCGGGCTCGCGCTGATCGCGGGCGGTGGCCCCGGTCTCATGGAAGCGGCCAACAAGGGCGCGTTTGAAGCCAAAGGCCGCAGCATCGGCTTGAATATCCGCCTGCCGCACGAATCGCACGACAACCCCTACCAGACGCACAGCCTGGATTTCAATTACTTCTACGCGCGCAAGGCCACCTTTTTCATGCACAGCGCCGCCTATATTGCCCTGCCCGGCGGCTTTGGCACGCTCGACGAGGTGTTCGAGGTCTTGACCCTGGTGCAAACGCGCAAAATCCCCGCCGCCCCCGTGGTGCTGGTGGGCGTGGCGTTTTGGACTGGCATCGTCGATTGGTTAAAGGAACAGGTGCTGGCGCTCGGCATGGTCAGCCCCGAAGACCTGGATTTGTTTGTGCTGACTGACGATGTGGACTTGGTCATGCAGCACATCCTCGCGCACTGCGCCGAGTGCACCGCGCAAGCGCAAGCCGTACCGACCCTGCCCGAATAAGGGCGGACACGATGCTCAAACTTGAAGACATCCAGAAGCAGACAACCCTTACGGGGATAGAACCCGGCCAAGTGGTACGCATCGTGACCACCGAAGCGGTGGGGGACGATGCCCTCACGGTCTATTACAAAACCGCCAAGTGTAGCGCGCTCCTTTGATATAGACTTATGCGCACTACACTTTGTCTAAAAATTGTCGCGTTTTCGTTGTGGATAAACCACTACAACCAAAAGTTATCCACAGATTGCAGATATGAGTTATCCACAAGCCGCACTACCGCTGTTTCTATTGCTTTTGTGTTCTGCCAGGCGCTGCTGGGCTATAGTGGCGTAGTAGTCTGAGATTTCGCAGCCAAGGTAGCCATAACCTTCGAGTTTGGCTGCCAGTAGGGTTGTGCCGGAACCGGCGAAGGGGTCCAGGATGATTCCACCTGGTTCGCAGATTTTGACAAGCTGGCGCATGAGCGGTGTGGGTTTGCCGGTCATGTGGTGTTTGTCGGCTTGACGCACGACTTCGCGCACGCAGCCTGGGATGGTGGGGGCTTTGCGGGTTAGGGGCATATCGCCTTTGCTGCCCCAGACGATGTATTCGCACTGTGCGCGTGGTCTTCCTTTTTGTGGGCGCACGCCTTCGGTTTTGTCCCAGACCATGATGCCACGCCAGACGAATCCGGCGCATTGGATGGCGTCGGTGGTAAGCGGCAGTTGTCGCCAGTCACTGAATACGCATACGGGCGCGCCGTTTTTCAGGACGCGTTGGCATTGGGACAGCCACATGGCCATCCATGCGAGGTGTGAGCGTTGGTCGCGTGCGTCGCCGGGGAAATCGACGCGCGGGCTTTTGATACCGCTTTGCTGGTATTTGATTGATGGTGCGGCTTGACGTGCGCTCGCATGTAAGCCGCCACTGGCGTAGGGCGGATCGGTGATGAGGGCGTCTACGCTGGCGTCTGGCAGGGTTTGTAGCCAGGCGATGGCGTCACCGTGGTGCAGGTGTGAATTCATCATGAAACACAGGTTATGTGTGGGTTTTTGTTGATCAGGCGATTTGGGCTTCCTCTTTGGGCGGGTTTTCAGCCTCGTCGCTGTGTTCTTGTTGTTCAGGTTGCGGCGCTTCGGTCGTCAACCAGTCCGGGATAGCGCCCAATCCGGCATAGCGCACGGCGGCACCGTTTAAGGCCAGCGTGGTTTTAAGGGCATAGGGTTCGCCGGAATCGACGAGATAGAGCGTGTCCTTGCGGTGGTCTTCGATCACTGTCCAGGCGTCGCCCACGGCAAGTGCCACATGCCCTTCGGGCGCATCGGGTGGGGCGGTGAGTTTTGCGCCAAAAGGAACGTTATACGTGCCGGGCGACATCGCCAGTTCAGTAGCGGTCATGGGGTGCAGGAATGCGCCGTTGGTGTCGGTTTGGTATACGGTGATGGTGTTCATGATTTGGGTTCCTGTTCAAGGGGATTCAGATGTGGATACGTGGGTAGTAGGCGGTGTTACTGGGGCGGGTTTCGGAACCCCCAGCAAACAGAACTGGTGTACCACTGGTAGGCGTTAGTGCCAGTTCTATTTGAGCACCATATTCATCATATGAGGATACTGATTCCATACCAATCGCATATCTGGCAAACCCCCAATTTGCTGGCGCATGTACCGCATCGCCCTGCTGTGTCCCCAACGTTCTCGCATTTGTAGTGTCAGCGTCAGTGCCGGTAAACCGCCGGAATTGATTCCTCAAATCAGGCACACGGAATTGCGTATCGGACACGTCTACAAACCAATGCGCGCCGAGGTTTTCCGACCAATCAGTTTGCTCCACCACCAGCCCGTTTTCCTGCGCGTAGCCCCACAGCCCGGCGTAGGCGGATTTGGACAACAGCCCGCCCACGGCGTCGATTTCGTTTGACAGGGGGATGAGGGTATGGCCGTCCACAGGACGCCCGCACAGCGGCGAGCGGTAGCCGGTGAAGTACGCGTTGCTGACCCAAACCCAGACCTCCGAGGCTTCGGCCACGATGATGGGACCGACGTTCGTCGTTGGCAGTGCGACAATGGAATGGATAGGCGCACCGAAGCTAGCGGGTTTTTCCGTTACCTCATACCACGTTGGCCAGCGTGTGGCTTGTGTGGGTTTGTCGGTAATGTCTGCCCACGGGTGAGTGTGTGTCTTAGGCGCATAGCCTTGAGTGAGGACGGTATGTAGTTGCGCCGGGTTGTTTTCATCGAGCGTTAAACCTGCCCCTTCGATGGCGTTGCAGATTTCATCCTGTAAAGCATTCATCCAGGACGATGTGACGAGCGTGCCGGGCTTGCGGATGGTGGGGTCGCCTGCGGCGAAACGGCCGTCTGGGGTGTCGATGCGTTTCATGGGGTGGCTTCCTCGTAATCAAATGTGGCGAAGGTGTGTGCGGGTTTGAGGTCGTTAAAGACGGTCTCGGTCATGGGATCGGCGAAGCTTAAAAGCGGTTCGTCTACGCAACTGCTATCGACGCTAAACGGGTAGGTGCGCGTGGAGCCGCCTTCGATGTGCACGTGCCAGACCCAGTGCGCGTCGGCCTCATAAAGCGCGTCGGCATCGACGCAGCTCAGATCGACGTAAAAGGCGGCCACCTCGGTAATGGTGATGGCGTAGCCCAGGCGCGCGGCGAGTGCCACAAAGTAGGCAATGGACAAGCCACCCACTTCGCGCAGTTTGGCGAGTACGGCGTCCAAGCGCAGCGCGTAACTTGCGCCTGCTTCGGGGGCAAGCCCGCAGACGCGTTCCCAGTCGCTCAAAAAATCCACCGTGCGTAGCGGCGTCACGGCATCGCGCACGGTGAGGGCTTGTGCGTCGATGCGGTCAAGCGCGCGCCCTTCGGCGGCGAGCTCTGCGGCCAGGTTCTTCGCGCCGGGCGCGTAGCTTTCTGGCGGCAAGAGCCGGGCGAGTAAAGATGCGTGGTTCATGGCAATGCCGTCACGGTGACATTGCCCAGGCGCAACCACTGGATGGTATCGGCATCGACCGTGGCCGCGACATTGTTCGCAGGCGAGACAATTACGCGGTCTTTGACGCCGGGCACATTGGAAATCAGCGCTTCGGCCTGGCTGCGGATCCAGGCGTAGCCCGGGGCGAGTACTGCGAATTGTGCTGCCAGTTGGGCAATAATCGCAGCCTGTGTTTCGGCCAGGCTTGTGCCCACAAGGGCGACGCCCACATTGATGTCTACGGATATGACGGCCGGTGCCAGAATGACGCAATTCTTGCCCGTGACAGGGCGCACGTCTTCGATGTGGTCGCGCACGGCTTGCAGCGTTTCGTCTGACGGCAGGCCGCCCTCTGCCACAATCGCCACGTCCACGGTGCCCAGGCCGCGCCTCAAGGGATAGACGAAGGCATTGGAGACGCCCGGCACTTCGAGCGCCCAGCGGCGGTAATTGTGGCGATTGCCGCCTGCGGGCGGGTGGCGGATGAGGTCGAGCAGGCGCGCGAGCAATTCGGCGTCGGTTTCGGTGTTGACGCCGCCCTGCATGGAAATCAGGTATGCAGACGTCGTCCCAGCGAGCGCAGGCTGCAAGGTCAACGGCGTTGTATCGGGGGCATTGCCCACACTGCCCACTTCGACGGCGTGGCTTTTAACGCTCGCCGTGCCGTCGGCTCCGATCACGCCGGTTTCACTCGTTTGGTAACGCGCGCCGCTGTCTGTCACGCCCGTTAAACCTTCAGGTACAGAAACACCAGGATTACCGGTCAAGGCTATGAAACCGCTTGCGGCCACCGCCGGGCGGCGCGAAAGTCCACGCACGGCGGCGTGCTGTTCCAGGTATTCGGTGTCGGCCGTGTCGGGGAAGATTTGCCGGGCAATCCACGCCTGGTGTTGATACAAGCCCTCGGCGCACGAGGCGACCGAAGTGGCGCGCACGTAGTAGTCGCTATCGACGCCGGTGTGCGCGTCGGGTAGCTGGTTTTTGATGTCGCGCAAGAGGTCGGCGCGAATCTTGGCGAAGGCAGGCGCAGTAAAGGGCATCACACCACCTTCACGGGGTAGCTGTAATGGTGTTCCTGGCCGCTCGCGTCCAGAACCCGGATGTGTAGCTCACAATGCCCTTTTTGCGGCGACAGGGCGGATACTTCGATGGCTTGGGCGCGTCCGTCCTCAAGCAAAGGGCGAAGCGCCTGTTCGGCGTACTGGCGTGCCAGCAGATAGACGCGGGTGACATCCTTTTCGCGGGTCAGTTCGTGCAGGCGCGAACCCAAAGCGGTGTCGGCCCACCACGAGCCCAGCGGTGTCATCAGGCGCAGGTACACGGCATTGGCAAGCGAACTCGTGCGCTCGCCCGTGTAGTCGCCTGTTGAGGGATTGATCCGTGCGTCCATGGTGTGATGATGAAACCTTGCGCGTGCATAAACCAGATGAAACGTTTCAGTGCGAAACCGGCTCGGCGCGCAGTTTTTTGCTCATACCTTGCAGAATCTGGCGCACATTAGGCGGCATGGCGGTTGCGGGCGCGTGAAGCGTCACGGCAGACTGCGCACGCTCTGCAGGCAAGCCCACGCCTGCGTGTCCCGCACGCTGCTGCTCGCGCAAGGTTTCTGCCGAAGCGGCCGCACTCGCACTCATGCGCGCAATCACTTCCAAGAGATACCCGTGCGACTTCAGGGGCAGCGTTAATTTCCCCGCGTGCGCGGCGTCCACCACCGTCTGAAACGCGCTTTGCCAGTAGGCTTGTGGCGCGGGCCAAGTGTGGCCATTCCTCGTAATTTCTGCCGCACGCATGGCAGGCGTTAACTCGGCCGTCAAGGCCGCAATGCGGCTATACGCCATGCGGCTCTTGGCGGGCGCAAACAAGCCGATATAGCGCAGCATGGGCTTGATCAAAGTCTCGCCCGCCGGGTGCGCGTCGATCACGGCATTTAACGCATCGCGCGCTGCGTCGTCATTCAAAAATACGTCCAGGCTCGCCGTGGCGCGGCAGTTCGGGCAGGTAATCAAGGGTAGCGGCATGGCGGTTCCTAGGCGACGGGTTCTTCGCTGATGCCCAGCGCAGGCACGGGATGCACGTGGTGTTGCAGACTGACGCTACCGGCCACCACGTCGCCCGTGGCGTGCAAGGTGCCCGTGAGAGTAGCGGCTGCGCCACCGCCCGCATTGGACAAAGCCAGTCCCCCCATGCCGGTCATTTGCCCCTGCACCACGGCCTGGCCGCTGGCGGTCAAGACCGGCGTATTAAAGGTCGATTGCGCGCTCGCGTTGACTTCCCACGTCTGGCAATTGACGCGAAACACGTCGCACTCGGTCTCGATCACGCGCCCGCGCTTGAGCACGATTTTTGCGCCCTCGTCGGTGTAGATGGCCACCTCACCCGTGTTTAACGCTTTGAGCCTATATGTGGCGTGTTCGGTCGCCACCACCACGCCGTGCGAGGTTCTACCCCCCAGGGGAATCACGACGCCCATGGTGCCGCCCGGCGGCACGGACGTAAAACCGTAGTCTTGTATCAGTTCGGCCTCGACAATGTTTTCGCCCGCCAAGGCTTCGCCGCTGGCCGCACACACGCCCGGCGCGCTATTGACGCGCGCAATGACCATCCGCACCGCCTGGCGGATGCTCGTTAAACTGCGTCGGATGCGCGCGTCGATCTCTTCGATTCTCATCGTGTCCCCAATTCGGTCGGTGTGAAGGCGTGGGGTGCTAAGCCCGCGCGGCCACTGGGTTTGGGTTTCTTGGTGTCGGGCAACCACACGCCGTCTTCGCGTAACGTCAGTTCAGTCACGCTCGGCGTCTCGCGCCCGCCGGTAAAGGTTCTCGCCATCAGAAAGAACACGCCATCGATGCCGTGCGGCTCGGACAGTACGTGCACGCGCTGGCCAGGCATCCACAAGACGCCCGCACTCGTCCTGTGGCCGCGCACCTGCGCAGTCAGCGTTAAACCGTCGAGCCTGCCGTCGGCGAGCACTTTTTTCGCCTGGCGCGACACCGCGCCCGCGTCGGGCGCATCGCTCGCAATCAGGATTTTGGGGCGATAGAGCGGCACGTCGGCGTCCGTAAACACACTCTTTAAGGCGTGCTGTGCGCCCGTAGAAACCCCACCGTGCGATTGCCCCAGCACGCATATGTCCGAGTAGCGCTTGGCCATCGACACGCGACGGCGTAGCGATTTCACGTTATTCTCCTTCCCGTCGCGTTTGACGATGAGGCTTGCCACGGGCGCGGCTTCATAGTCGGGGCCAGCCACAATCAAGGTGCCGTCGGGCGCGCACCACGGCCACACGCCATTGGCCTCGCACGACTTCATCAATGCGTCCCAAGCGGTATCGCCCGGCTCAATCGCGATTTTTTCGTGTACGCCAGACGCGGGCGCTTCAATCCGTACCTTGGAAATCCCCAAAGGGTTGACCACAGTACGGACAATATCGGCAAGCAGCATGTCGCGCGCCGCAAAAATCGGCGCGCTGCAATCGACGAGCAAGGACGCCACATCTCGCCCGGAAATGCTCAAGGTGTGGGCGCGCTCGTTGATGACTTGATCTACCTCGTCAATAAACCCCGTCATGGCGGTGTCTTCACCCACACGCACTTCTACGGGAGCGCCCGCAGCTACCTGCGGGGGCAAGACGCCGTCGGGTAATCCCAGACTGACCTGCCAGGCGCTCGCGGCTACCAGCAAGTCGGAACTCACCTGATAGCGGCTCCAGGCGCTGTGGACTTGCCCGCCAATCAAAAGACTGACTCGCTCAAGCCCGCGCGCTGCGTCATCGTTGATAGCCATACAACACCGTTCCAGCAGAAATAAAATTCGGATGACGCAAGCCCGGATTTAAGCGCGACAATTCTGCCGCGCGCGTGTAATCCCCATACCAGGCAAAGGCGAGCAAGTGCAGATTCATGGCGGTATTTACGCGGCGCTTGACCAGCGGTGGGCGCGCGTCAATGACGGCAATACCCGCGTTTTGCACGGCCAGCGCCAAGTCGCGCAAGGGTTCAGTCACGGTGCGCGCCACTTCGACCGGATACGCCTGGCGGTGCAAGTCAATCGCTTCCTGGACAAGCACGCGCACGTCGCCCACCACTGTCTCGATTTCGGCGGGCGAAAGGCTCGGTTTTCTCGCCTCGCTCGCCAGTACGTCGCTTGCCAGATCGGCCAATTCGGTGGCGACGACCACCGCCACCGCCGCCGTGATCAGGGTTTCGTCTTCGGGGAAAAGCGCAGGGTTTGCGCCGCCTGTGCCGCTTGTCCCATTGTCCACACCGACACTCGCGCCTGGACTGGGTACCACGCCCGCGCCCGGCGCTTGAAACGCGCGCGGCACGCCTCCTGTACGTAGCCCTGCGGGCAATTGCACCGTGTCTTTAAACACCCCGCGCACGTCCCTCCAATTGGGCATCAGGTTTGTCCACTCAAAGCCGCGCAGGTCAATCAGGCCGCGCAAGCCCGCGGCCAGCTCGCTCGTGAACACGCGCGGGAAGGCCAGCACATCCAGCACCGCGGTGAGCGGCGCGCGCAGCAACCCTTTAACAGCCCCCAGCACTTGCCCCACGGTGTTGCGTATGCCATTCAAACGGTTCACCGCGCCGCGTAAGCCCCCCAGCACGGTGAGCCTGCGCGCAAAGGCTTCCACGCCCGCGCCCTGCGCCGCCCTGGCCAGGGATTTCGCGTCCGCCGCTTTCTGCTCGGGCAATTGGCGCGCAAACAAGGGGGCTGCTACCGTCGCTTGGCAAAACTGAATACTCACCTTGCAACTGTCGGGGTCTTCGGCAGCGTGATCGATCTTCCAGCTTTGAACCTGCGCGTGCTCGATGCTGCCAAAGACGGGATGAATCAGTTCCCCCGTGCCGGGTTGTTCCAAGACCTGGATGAATTTTTGCAGGCGAGATTCGTAGTCCTCTCCCCAAAAGATCGCATCGACCGATATGTCGAGCGCGGCTCTTCCCAGGTCTTCGGTATCTTCTCCCGCCACATAGGGGTAGGCGTGGCGCTGCACGTCGCGGCGTACCGAATCCGATACGCTTTGGCAGTCAAAAACGACGCCTCTAAAACTGGCATCGAGCAAGGTGTCTTTCCACGCCATCAGTGCCTCCGTGCCTCGCGCGCATTGGCTTCGTTGACCGCAGCAACAATATTCCCGTCCTGCACGTCCACGCTTACCTTGATTTCTACGTCCAGCGGCAGGGGTTCATGCAAGCCCTGCATGGCCTCTTGCAGGGCTTCGGGGGTGAGCATCTCTTGGGACGGCGGCGCGGGCTCGGCGTTGGCTTGCCCGTCTTCGGGCTTGGGCGCATCGCCACCAAAAAACCATCCACCCAGCGTGTCCCCTAACCATCCCCCCGCAGCGCCGCCACCCAGCGACCCCAGAATTCCGCCGATCACAGCACCCACGGCGGTTCCCACCACAGGCACTACGGAACCAAGCGCAGCACCGGCCGCAGCCCCCGCCCAGCCACCGGCCGCGGTTCCTGCGGTTTGTCCACCAAGCTCGGTTAAGGCGTGACCCTTTTCGTTCGTGCTCGCGTCACTATTGATAATCTGGTA